TTTAATTTTTGTTTGGGCTTTGGAGAAGTCATTATGAACCCAACAAACAGACTACGATTTGTTAAGCGAGTTATACCCATACACGGCGAACCAAATAGTCCTAATGGTTCAGTAGGCACGGTAAGAATGATTCTTCAGCAGTGGTGGAATAACATACAACTGACCGAAAGCGGATGGCTACCTATTGAGGGTGGTGAATGGCGTGACGTACCTACGGAGGAAGCATGACTGAAGAAGAAATGCAAGAACACAACGCTTGTCGAGTGGCATTAGACGCTGCTTGTGCTGTTATAAGTGTTTTATTGCAAAAGTACCTTGGTGTTTCAGAACATATTGCAGGTGAAATTTGTGTAGAAATGGTAGAGAAAAAAGTTGAGCAGTTAAATGATGCGCGAGGCTACGAAAGAAGGGATAAAAGATGAGCGAGTACACCTACACAACACATGAGATGGCTAGTTTTTACATAGAAGAAGGTATGTACACCATCAAAGATTTAGAAGAACTAATCGCAGACTTTAAGATTGCCAAGGAAATACAAGACCGGCATTTGAAAAACGCTTTGGGGATAAAAGATGAATGAACCAATAGCGTACATCAACATAGAAGAGCGCAAGCTGGAGTGGGCAACGCCTATTAAATGGGAAACGCCGACAGTTGTGAAAATGGATAAGATTCCGTTGTACACAAAGAAAGAATGGGTAGGGCTGACGGATGAGGAAATAACGGCGGTTAAAAGTAAGTATGGGTTTGGTGCGAATATTTTTAGTTTTATTAGTGCGGTTCGCGAACTGGAAGTTGAACTAAAGGAGAAGAACACATGAAGCCTGTACCTATGCAGCCAAACTTACCTGAAGCAACTAGCGCATTAGGAACGGTTATTAAACCAAAGCAATGGGTTGAGTGTGCGCATTGCAAAAAGCTGTCTCCATTAGAAGATCGTGAAAAAGAACCGATTGCTAACCAACCGGAGCCAGTAGCGTGGATGAGTTTTAATGCCTATGGCGAAGAAGATGATGTTTGGTATGTAGAACCAAAAGGTGATTTGCCCGAAGGCTGGACGTACAAGCCCCTTTATTACACACCGCCAAAGAAAGAATGGGTAGGGCTGACGGATGAGGAAATCTTTGGAATATTTGGTACTTATATAGGCGATGCTGATTACAACCACAAACAACTATTGCTTGATGCAAAACGAATTGAGCAAGCTTTGAAGGAAAAAAATGGCTAATAAATCTCCACCACCATCGCAGAATACTTGCTTACGGATGGCTCAGTATTACTGCGATGTATCCAAGAACGAAGATTTAATGTGGGGCTGGCTGCTTTGCTGGGCTGCATACGACGATTGGCTAGAACTTTATTGGGGTGACGGCGCATGATTAACCAAGTGGCACCTACGTATTGCTCAAATAAATTGTTTGTGCATATTAAGAAGACATATAAACTTACCAGTGATAGTCAATTGGCGAAGTTCTTATTCTCCTCGTCTCCTACCATTAGTCGCATAATGAATGGAAGACTTGGCTTAACGCCTAAAATGATTCTTATTATTCACGATCGTACAGGTATGCCTATTGATCAAATACGTTCTCTCTTTAAACAAAAGGTACTACTTGACTAATGGAGCTCTTACACATGCGATTTATACATAAAGATCTGGCACGTGCCATATTGGCTTATGATCAAGCAATACAGTCTTGTGCTGATGATCCCGAAAAGATGGCTTCTTTTTGCACCGCAGAAGGAGATCGTTTAGACGATCTTTATTTCCGCATGCTTGAATTGGCACGCTTTATTTTGTCTCAACCCGAAACTGCGAGTGAAGGTACTTTACAAGCACAAATCTTAAAATGGAAAAAAGGAGAGCCTAATGGCTGAACTATCTAACTTTCAAAAACAATTTCTGGCCAACTCAGGCCAAGTGCAAGTCTTTACTCAAAAAGAGTTTGATGACGCATTGGCTTTGGCTAAAGCCGAGATCATGACTGTGGCTATCGAAACCACAAAACAGGCCATCTTTATTGAAAGAGATGCTTGCGCAAAAGTTGCAGAAGATGATGGAGAAATAACTCTTGCTGAGAAAATCCGTAATAGAATACCCCAGCAACGACAATAAAGGAGGCCGTATGGTACGCAAGAAAGCAACCCCTGAAACTGCAATAGAATCTATTACAGTAACCGACTCGGTACAAATTGAGCCTATTAGCGTAGAAGCTCAATATAACTACCCTATCACCGACCTGCGCTTCCACAAGAAGCAAAATGGTGCCAAGATATTGCAAGGTTTATACAACGACCAATGGATAGATATCCCTATTGTGGAAGATTAAGTTTCTTTTTGTTAATAAGTGCATGCCTAGTTATCTGATTTGACAACTAAACATGCACTTTTTTTCTTATTTTGTGCATATTTTTGTGTTTCATTTGCGAAAAGTTGAATACTATTCTCATGTAGCACTTTATCTTTTAATTGAACTTTGAAAGGAATGCAAAATGGCACACATGATCGCAACCACCTCCACCGGCAAAGATGCAATGGCTTATGTAGGTGATACTCCATGGCATGGTCTTGGTCAGCAATTATCTAACGACGCACCCATCGAAACTTGGGCAGAGGAAGCTGGTCTGGATTTTATGATCGACGCAGCAGATGTTCAGTTTCAAACTCCTGCAACAGCTTGGTCAAAGAGCCAAGTACTTCCTTTTGCAGGTAAGAAGGTTCTTTACCGCACCGACTCCAATCTGCCACTTGGCTTAGTATCTGATCGTTATAAAGTAGTGCAACCTATGGAAGTCCTTGAGTTCTTCCGCGATATGGTTGGCAGCATAGCTCACCTTGAAACTGCTGGTGTACTACGTAATGGCGCTCATTACTGGGCTTTGGCTAAAATGGATGGCGAGTTCTCCATGGCTGGCGATAAAGTTAACCAATATCTCCTCTTGGCTTCTAGTTGCGATGGATCTCTGGCCACTCAGGCACGCCTGACTTCGGTACGTGTTGTATGTAATAACACTTTACAGATCGCTGCTAAGGAAAAAGGCAACGTGGTTCAAGTTCGCCACAACTCCATCTTCAACCCACAAGCTGTTAAGTCTCAACTTGGTGAGTTCGATGACGCCTTCAAGGCCTTTGAGCATACAGCCAAGTATCTGGCATCCATCAAGTTGTCAAGTGCTCAGGCTCAGGCCATCTTCACCAAGGTTCTTGGTGGTGACGATAAGAAACCCAGCCGCGCTGCCACTCGAGCTTTGGCTCTCTTTGATGGTGCTGGTATCGGCGCCGAGCTGGAATCTGCCAAAGGTACAGCATGGGGTGCTTTAAACGCTGTCACTCAATTGATGGACTGGGAAACAGCTCGTACACCAGATGCTAGAATGGCAAATGCTTGGTTTGGTGGCGGTGTTAATGTTAAGGCAAAGGTTGCTGAAGAATTGCTGGCCTTGGCATAAAACTGTTTACTTTCTCCAGCGAAATGGTAGAATGACTCATGTGGGGGCTACTCCCCCACTAACCAACTGACTATTGAAAGGTATATCATGGCACACGTACACAAAACCTTAGCATCCAATGTCCGCATCATGTCTCTCGGCGATCCGTTTACAAATCGCTACGACTTGGTGGTCGAAGTTCTCAAAGATGGTGAGTGGACATACTTCAGCGGCTTCAATACTTTCACCAATGACTACGCTTTCTCGTCAGCCAACGACTCGGCACGTGAAGCCATGGTTCGATTTCCTGTAGCTGCCACTACCACCACTAAGAAAGTAGGCACCTGGGAAAAAGGCCTGCTTAAGTTTAGAGAGTACGAGACTTTCATTTCTGCCGGTGCTTCTTTGTTTCCTGATGAGGCCTACATAGCTTATGAAAAAGGTGCCTGTGGTGATGATACTCATGCCTACGGCGCCACCCCTGAAGAAGCTATCGAAAACCTTCGTGAACTGATTGAGGATTAACATGCTACGCTATGTTCTCGAAACCAAGCAAGATGATGGCACATGGCGTGCCATCCTTGCTGGAGTTAGTGTCATCCAATTGCAAAGCATTGCAGACTCTATCTTCGGCAAGAAATACAAGCAAGACTATCGCATTATTGATTCTGATACCGGTGCTCTCCACGTGGACACCACAACCAAAAACTGATCATTGAAAGGTAACTACCATGTCCTATACTCCAACCCTCTCTCTAGCCCAACTGGATGCTCTGTGCCATGCTCTTGATGACTATCTTGCCCATACTTTGGATGAGCACTACAGTTACAACTCAACTATGAAACCTGAGTACCGTGAGATTCGCGCAAGACTGATGTCAGCTTATCAACCGCTTGAAGCTAAAATCTGGGCCTATAAGTCTATTACAAATTTTTCTGTTGAAACTGTCACGACTTGATGTATATTGCTCATGTAGTCCACTCGTCCACTTGTTTTGATTTTTGAAAGGTATACCATGAACATCTTCTATCTACATCAACTTGCCCCTGTTGCCGCAGCCATGCATTGCGACAAACATGTTGGCAAAATGCTTATCGAATCATGCCAATTACTTGCCACGGCTCACCATGTCCATGGCAATGGCGATGCAGTATCCTATAAGTCTACTCACGTCAACCATCCAAGTGCTATATGGACACGTCAATCACGTCTCCATTATCACTATGTCGTTACTTTGGCCATTTACCTTGGCCGCGAATTCTACATACGCTATGGTAAAAATCATAAATCACGCGACGTTCTCGTTGCTGAGCTCCTTAACCCACCCCCAGCTATGTATGACTTACCTGCCACGTGGTCAACGCCACCCCTTGCAATGCCAGACGAATTCAAGTCCGATAATGCTGTCGACTCATACCGTCGCTATTACGCAAGCAAATCTGCAACCATGCCCCTCATTTACCACCGTGGTGAGCGTCCTATGCCAATCTGGCTAAGCGACCTTATCAACGAGCGTCAATCAGAATTGCAGGTGGCAGCATGAAGCTCTCACTTATCTCCCGTAACAAAGTACTTGAGCTTGCCACACAAGCTAAATTGGTCAATGCAAACTCTTCAATAACGCCTGAAGATGTACATGACTTTGTCCAACTGCTAGATGACTGGCAAACTGCGTCTGAAAAGCGTGTACGTGATAGCTTCAAAGTGCAGCAGCAATTAGTGTACGAAATGGCTGTCTTGCTGCAAGATATGAAAGAACATAAAGGCCCAGTCCTTCCACCTAACTGGGTCAATGAGCTGGTCATTCTGGCACAAACACTTGAAGCAGAGGTGAACTAATGGAAGTCTATTTAGTTTATAACTACGACACTCTTGTAGCCATTTGCAATACACCTGAGATGGCCATCAACTTAGCAATGGATTTTGAATTTAGCGTCGGTGCTGATGATTGCGAGATGTATTGCATAGCTTATCATGTCAATGAATGGGTTGATGAGATTAAGCCACACACTGCCCCTAACACAGTCCTTTGGGGTGACATCTTTTGGAAAAGCTCAAACGTGGAGACAACAGAATGACGTACTTCAAAAATGTAGGTGAATTTAGAACCAAAATGGGGTTGCCTATGTCCATAGACCCCCATCTATTACCTGCGAGTGAGGCATCCTATTTCGCTCGTTTTATCATGGAAGAGTTATCTGAGTACTTACGTGCATGTGAGGAGAATAGTCTTGTTGACGCTGCGGACGCTGTTGTTGATCTGGTGTATGTTGCCCTTGGTTGTGCTCACGCCATGGGAATACCTTTCGATGAATTATTCAGCGTTGTCCACCGCGCTAATATGGCTAAGGAACCTGCTAATGAGTATTTGCGCTCTATGAGAGGTAGCCAATACGATGTCATTAAGCCTCCGGGCTGGACTGCACCTGAAGGTGAGATGTTGGCCATCATCCAAAGCAAGCAAGGTGAGCTATGAAAATCTCTGATCTTATCGACATGTTTGTTGAAACCAAAGCTTTGAAGGAAAGCTTAAATGAGGACATCAAAAAATGTAACGAAAAATTGGCGCAAATTGAGGCCGACATTATGGAGCAAATGGCAAACGCAGGAATTACGCAAGCCGCGTCGGATAAGGCTAGCTGCTCAATGCGAGAAACCGTCCACCCAGCCATCGAAGACTGGGACGCCTTCTATAGCTATGTTGCATCAACAAATCAATTTGAACTTCTTCACAAGCGTTTATCCTCAACTGTTTTCCGTGAGCGGTGGGAAGCAGGTGAAACAATCCCCGGCACAAAGCCGTCGTCTGTCTGGGAACTTTCCGTTCGTCGCAAGTAACTCGTTAAAAGGAGCCATTATGGCAAAGCCACAAAATGCAGTAGCACTATTTGAAGATCAATTGGCCGCTATGGCTACAGAGGTTGTGAAAGCCGAGCAGTCTGGCTTAACAGCTACATTCCTATCAACCAAAGGTGGTATTCTTACTTACCGTGGTGACCCCATCACTGGTAACAAGTTGGCCTGCGTTATTTTAGCAGCTCCTATTGAGCGTCTTTATTACGCAGATCGTTACGACCCCACCAAAATCGTTGGCCCTAAATGCTTTGCCATTGCAAGTGTGGCTACAGGTATGGGACCAGCACCAAGTGCGGAGCAAAAACAACATGACACATGCGAAGGCTGTCCGCAAAATGAATGGGGCTCGTCGCCAAGTGGCGGCAAAGGCAAAGCCTGTAGAGAAACACGCCGACTCCTCCTCATCCCAGCAGACAGTATTACCACTGCGGAGTCTGTGGCTTCGGCAGAGGTCGCGGCGCTTCGTCCACCTGTAACTAGTTTGAAGAACTACGCTAACTACGTACAGACTGTGGCAGCTACTTTGAAACGTCCACCATTGGCTGTCATTACTGAGTTGGCTGTAGTACCAGATCCAAAGACTCAGTTCAAGGTAACCTTTAACGTCATCAAGGCTATTGAGGATCCTGCTATCATTCAGGCCATCATCAAACGCTCAGGTGAAGAAACACAACGTGCCATCGATACTGCTGGTGCAGCTAATGAAGAGTCTGAGGCAGCACCTGTTGCTGAATCTGATCGCTTTTAATTGAGTTATGGGGGAAAGCGGATGTTGCGGTAATCCGGCAACCAAGGTGAGTGTGGATAGGAATGATAAGCCCATTGCCACACAACCGCAGACGCAGCGAGTACCCCACCTAATCGGTATGGGCCAATGTAGCATCGACACATACGCCGGATAATCGTAACCGGCACTACCACTTATGAGGATTGAAATGAATAAATTGCTATTGATAATAGGGCTTCTAAGCCTATCAGCATGTGGTACCAATAAACCTATCACATCTTACTCAGAACCTCCTGTAGTGCCCATTATAGTGGATCCACGTGCACAACAAATGAGCCGTAATGAAGTTATCCATGCCGTAGGTGATTGTGAAACCAACGGCTTACGTGCTGTGCCAATTATTTCTAAGCGTATGGTGTCAGGTATGATGTCTGATATCATTATTGACGTGCAATGTATGCCACGTCTCCGCTGGTTTTCCAACTAAGGTATACCGTGAAACCCATCTTCTTAGACTTTGAAACCGAAGGTATTGAGGCACGCCCTCTATATCCACCTAAGCCAGTTGGCTTGGCTGTATATGATCCGGAAAATGAATTCCCCAATGGTTACTTTGCGTTTGGGCATATTACCGGTAATACCACTACACAAGACGTTGTAATTAACTTAATGAGGAGTATGTATGAATCTACTCGCCAGCTCTGCTTTCATAATGCCCTATTTGACTTGGATGTTGCTGATAGCCATTTCGGCCTTACAATCCCTGACCCTGTTCGGATACACGATACTCTCATTCTTTCTTTTCTCTTCGACCCACATACTCCTTCACTATCACTCAAAGATCTTGTTACGCATTGGAACCTCGACAGACCAGACGAACGAGATGAACTTAAAGAATGGATCATTAATAACGTCCCTGAAGCTAAACGAAAAAAGTCACAATGGGGAGCACACATCAGTAAAGGACCAGTCGAGCTGGTAGGTCGTTATGCTCAAGCCGATGTGCGGCTTACTTCAAAGCTTTTTGACTTCGTTTCTTCTCACGTTTTACCGGCTCAACAAGAGGCTTATCTTCGTGAGATTGAGTTGATGCCAATGTTACTTGAAAACTCACGGTTAGGGGTTCGAGTTGATGTCCCAGGTTTAGAAAAAGCAAGACTACAAGCGACAGTAGATATTGCTTTGTGTAATGATTGGGTTCGTACATGTTTGAATTCTCCTGAATTAAATGTCGACAGCGATCAACAGCTAGTCGAATGTATTTATATGTCCAAGCATTGGGATAGAAATAAAACTTGGCCTACCACAGACAAAGGCCAGATGCAGGCAACCAAAGAAGCTTTAGAGGAGATGCTAACTAATGAGTACCTTCGAGATGTCCTCCGATATAGGGCAAATCTATCTACATGCCTCTCAACTTTCATTGAACCTTGGCTTGCATCGGGTAGATCTACGGGCCGCATCTATACCAATTGGAACAGTGTTAGAGGTGAGCGTGGTGGGACCCGGACCGGACGGCTCAGTAGTACTCCAAATTTCCAAAATGCTCCGGTCAGATACCCAAAAGTTAAACTGCCCGACGATTTAAATGTAGCAGAACTACCATTGGTGCGTAGCTTCATTCTTCCTGATGAAGGCCATAAGCTGGTTGCATGTGACTTCAATGCTCAAGAGTTACGTATCTTTGCTCACTTTGAAGGTGGCAATCTTATGCAACAATATCAGCAAGATGCAAGAGCTGATTTGCATACATACGCCGCCAATATGATGACACAAGCAAGTGGCCGCGAGGTTAGCCGTACTTATTCCAAAGGCGTATCCTTTGCTATTCTTTATGGGGCTGGGCCTAAGAAGATTAGTGAAATGCTTGAGATTGACTATGGCTTGGCAAAGACATTGATGGATGCCTATACCACTGCTGTAGCCCCGGGCCTCAAGGCAATGCAGGCAACTATGCGTACAAGGTATAAACTTGGCCAACCCATTAAAACTCTTGGTGGGCGCTTGGTAAAAATGGAACCCCCAAAGGTTATCAATGGTAGACTTCGAGAGTTTGACTATAAAGGCGTTAACCTTCTTATTCAAGGCTCTGCAGCCGATCAAGCTAAGGCTGCCATGTTGCTGTATCAAAAAACACGGCAAGGTAGTCGCTTACTATTAAGTGTGCATGATGAATTAGTTATTAGTGCGCCTGAGGATAATATAGAACGTGAGGCATTATGTCTTACCAATGCCATGTGTAATGCCTTGGAAATGTCAGTGCCTATGGTGAGTGACTATAAGATAGGCAATAGCTATCAGGAGACAAAATGATTCGAGGCTACACATTACAAGACGCAAAGTTGGTAGACACTACGCAGCCACCTTATATCTGGCAAGACTTGATTGACCCCACAACAGATGAGCTACTACAAGTACAGCAGGCTTATAATTTAAAGCTAGAAGATAGTGAGTTGGCTGTGCAATTCTTTAAAACAGAAGATGGGCACATACATTTAAAGAATAACTTTCTTACACCAGATGGCGCAAAATCGGTGTCATTTATTTTAGTTGATGGCACGCTTATTTCTTTTCGCCAAAGTGAATTAGATACATTTAATGCTGTAGTAAACATCACCAAGACTACGCCACACTTGCTTTCTGATGAAAAAGATTTATTGTTTTGCCTTTATGAGACCGATATTGAATTGACTGCAGATGTATTGGCCGGTATTCATGTCAAATTAGAACGCGTATCTGAGTACGTTATGACGCCTAATTTTTCTGATGAGCAGGCAACAGAAGCTTTGAACGTTATTGCGCATGAAGAAGATGTTAATGGCAAGATTCGACAAAACTTATTGGATACGCATCGACTAATCTCATTTATGGTCAAAGGCAAGTTTTTAAATACAGACCAGACTGAGCATGCCAACCAATTGCATATCGATATTGAAAGTCTTGAAAGCCATACAGAATTTATCTTTGCAAAGATTAACTTTTTGATGGATGCAATTCGAGGTTTTATTAGTATCAATCAAAACAAAATTATTAAAATTTTCTCAGTTGCATCAGTTGTGTTCCTTCCACCCACATTGGTTGCAAGTATTTATGGCATGAACTTTAAACACATGCCTGAACTTGAATGGGCATTAGGGTACCCCCTATCGCTTGCTATTATGGTTGCAACTGCGTTGACTCCTTTTTATATTTTCTGGCGCAAAGGTTGGTTAAGATGAATGATATTGATTACATCTGGTGGTTAGTAATTACTTATATTGCCGTCTTTATTGTAGAACTACTTGATTTATTTATCTGGAGACCTTGATGGCAAAAACCTTATCGCATTCTTCAATTAAAACTTATGAGGAATGCCCATATAAGTATAAGCTAACTCGCATAGAAGGTTTAAAAGAACCTACAGGCGATGCAGCACAACGTGGCAAAGATATTCATACTACGTTTGAAAATGCGCTTGATTTACAGCAAAAACTTGACGGTACATTTGCGTATTGGAATGATTACGTTGCAGCACTTATTGCAAAAGGGGCTAAAAGTGAAGTACAGTTTGCGATTACAAAAGACTGGGTTCGCACTGATTTTCTTGCTGCCAATGCTTGGCTTCGTGGTATTTACGACGTGCTGTGGATTGATGGTGATCATGCTCATGTATTGGATTGGAAGACAGGTAAAGAGCGCGATTATGGAGATCAACTCAAGTTGTACGCAGCTATTATCTTGGCTGAGTATCCGAAAGTAGAAAAAGTTACTACTGAAATTTGCTATATTGATCTTCATAAGCAAACCGCAATGCCTACGTATACGCGCAAAGACTTCACATTTCTTAAAGAATGGATTGGAAATCGTATTGTTCGCATTGAAAGGGATGACATTTACGCGCCAAAACCGAGTAATAATTGCCGTTGGTGCCACTTTCGTAAAGATAATGGCGGGCCTTGCCAATGGTAACCAAAGTTCTACTTGAGCGCGACCTTGAAGCTTATTTTACAAGACAATGCAAAAAGAAAAGCCTCCTCACATTAAAGCTACATGTCCACTTTGCCAGGGGGTGGCCCGACCGGATCGTGGTGCTATCTGGTGGAAATACATTATGGGTAGAACTGAAGAGGCCCGGAGGCAAAGTATCGCCGTTACAAGCAAAGATACACAAAGAACTCCAAAATCTAGGCCATGATGTCCACGTTATAGACTCTAAAGAAGGGATCGATAGTGTTTTGGGAACCGCATGAGTATCAAAAAGAGGCTGTAAAGTTCCTCATTACTAGAGGTTCTGGTTCTCTTTGGCTAGACCCGGGCCTAGGCAAAACCTCAGTTGTGCTGTCAGCTTATAGAGTATTACGTACAAAAGGGCTTGCAAAAAAGATGCTAGTCATTGCCCCTTTACGGCCTGTACATGCAGTATGGCCGGCTGAGATTAAGAAATGGGAGCAGTTTGCAGACTACTCAGTAGGCGTATTGCATGGTCCTAACAAAGCCAAAGTACTTAAGCAAAATAACGACATTTTTGTTATTAACTTTGAAGGCATTGGTTGGCTATCATCTCAACTCAATGGTAAGCCTTGGCCATTTGATATTCTAGTTATTGACGAAAGTTCTTACTTAAAGAATACACAAACGCAACGCTTTAAAACGCTAAAGCCTTTGTTGAACAAGTTTGATCGCCGTTGGGGTTTAACTGGCTCACCTGCGCCTAATAGTCTATTGGATATCTTTGGCCCTCAATATATCATTGACCAAGGCGCTACTTTTGGCCCTTACATCACGCATTTTAAAAATACCTACTTCTATCCATCTGGCTTTGGTGGATATGAATGGAAGATCAAACCACAAGGTGAACAACAAATCTACGATAGGTTAGAAGGTAAGGTGCTTAGAATGGCGGCACTAGACCATCTAGATTTGCCTGAGCTAACGTATAACAATATTGTGGTAGATCTACCTGCAGATGCTAAGAAAATTTACCAGAGCCTTGAAGATGACCTAACCATTGATTTGCAATATGGCAATATAACCGCTGTGAATGCAGCCGTGGCTGTCATGAAATGTCAACAAGTGGCCAATGGAGGATCTTATTTAGATGGAGAAAAAAAACAAACCATCCACATTCACGATGCCAAAACACAGGCGGTTCAAGATTTGGTGGAGGAGTTGTCAGGACAACCTTGCATTATCGGGTATCATTTTCAGCACGACTTGGAAAGACTCCAAGCTGCGTTTCCTGAAGCTCCAATCATTGGTTCTGGTGTTGTGGGTTCTCGACTTGATAGCATTATTCGCGCATGGAACGCCATGGAGATTCCAGTTTTACTTGCGCATCCGATGTCAGCTGGCCACGGTCTTAACTTACAAGGCTCTGGTCATGCGGTTATCTGGTACTCACTCACTTGGTCACTTGAAGTCTATGAGCAATTCATACGCCGACTCTGGAGGCAAGGACAGAAAAACCACATTGTAGTACACCACATTATTGCTAAAGATACTGTGGATGAAGCCATCATGTCAGCCGTTAAGCGCAAAGATAAGACTCAACAAAATCTGTTAAACGCTGTGCGTGATTACGTGCAACGTGATAAAATTGCAGCTATTGATATTTGAAAAGTATGCATGCCATTCCATTACTCACACAACAAGGAGATCCTGCTATGTCAGAGACTAAGTCGCGTCGTCACGTCAATAAGAATGCAACCATCACAGTTGTATTCAAAGGCAACCCTAAACGCCCAGCATCATTATCATTTGATCGCTTTGCACTATACAAAAATGGTATGATCGTTGCAGAATATCTTGAGCAAGGTGGTCGCTCAGGTGACATTAACCATGATGTTGAAGCAGGTTATATCTCATTGAGTGAATAATGAAGATCCTTATTACCGGCGTCACCGAGACGCATACAAATCATCCTGATCGAGCAAGCTCTACAAAGTTTGTATCTATTCCAGCATTGATGTGTAATGCTTTCGAGCGCTTAGGGCATGATGTCTACCATCAAGCAGTTGCATCTGGAGATGATTTATCTGAGTATGATAAAGTCTTTGTGTACCTATACCCTATTGACCATAATGCTACTAACACAGATGGCGCAATATGGGCACTGGCACAACGGCCAGATGCATGGATTTGCTTGGATGATTGGTCTTTCCAACGTGTGATACCCACATGGGAAACACGAATTAGTGCAGACACTTTAACTAAGCGCACATGGTTGGCACCATTATTTCCATGGGGTGATCCTAAATTGATGGATTTGCCGGTTGATGACTTACGTCATTGGGATCCATCGCCATTATATAAACTACCTGCTACTCATAAGTTGCGTTGGGATCAGCGTAAAACAGAGTGGTATAACGCATCATTATCGAAAGACGCACATGATTGGGCTGCCGGACAACATCTTACATGGTCTTTACATTCCGTGGGTGGAAAGTCCCTTGGACAGCCTAGGCTCTTGGAATCTCAGATTGTGTGGGAATACGGGGGATATAAAGGCGTGCTTTGTCCTACCTATGCCCATGCAGGTTGTGGATGGTGGAGAGTCCGTTATCTACATGCTGCGCACAGCGGATCTATACTCGGTAGTGACCCGAAAGAAACCGGCATCATACATCCGGCCTACGGATATACTTTAAAAGAAATTGAGAAAATGAGCGATGAAGCACGTGAATATCTTGCATGGCTTCAAGCAGATAAGCTAAAAACAGCAACTCTACATGATACGCTGTTAAACGTAGAAGGGTGGTTATAAATGATAGTAATTCTTGAGGGGCCAGATGGGGGTGGTAAAACCATCCTTGCTGACAAGCTTCGACAGAAATTCCAAAATGATCGTATGGCTCATGTTATTAAGCATGGCCCATATACTGGAATGGGCACCGAAGACTTATGTAAGACGTATTTTAGGTCGATGACTCAAGCACTTACTTATGATGATCATGTCATCATGGATCGGTCATGGCTATCAGAACCTATTTATGGCACAGTGTATCGTAATGGCGCCAATCGTGTAGACTTGCCAAGGCGTCGTATGCTAGAACGTGTTGCATTATCTCGTGGCGCAGTGGTTGTACATTGCCAACCTGATTTGTCATTATGCGTCGACACTTTCAAGCAACGCAAAGGCATTGAGTACTTAGATACAACAGAGCAGCTTGGCGCAGTATATGAGGCCTACGAGACACTCCCACAGCAAACTTGCCTTCCAATTGTGCATTATGACTACGAGAGAGATGCACTGGAGTCCCTCGTTGAGACTTTGGTGAATAGATCCACACCTAATAGGGCTTCTGGAGGTGGCAGTTTTAAGCCCGGTAATATACTTATGCTTTGCGATAAAGGGCCTAGAACCAATATTAAAGCCTCTGCAGCCGTGGTGCCTTTCATTAACTTCCTAGATGATGATGGCCCTAGTCGTATGCTGGCTGAGACACTTGAAAGAGAAGGCGTACCAGAGAGTGACTTATACTGGATCAATACACAAAACTATCAAGGCACACCTACTGACTCGTCATTTATACAAGAGCTAAAGCCTAGTAGAGTTTTTGCCTTAGGCAATAACGCTTACGCATGGGCGCTAAACAATAACATACAAGCCTATAAGCTACCACCACCGTTATATCACATGCAGCATTTCCCTCACCAGCCTTATCACGTAACAGAAAGCGACTATGGAAATACCACTCATCTATCATGAAGAAGATCTTATACTTATCTATAAGGCACTTGAATACCGCGGTGTCGAGTCAAACCCGCGAGGAGAAAAAACACTTGAAATAGAGAACTTTACTTATTCTCTTGGCCCTTTCGTGCGCTTCAATTCTTTTGCTGGTCGTAATTTCAACCTTAACTATCTCAAGCGTGAAATGGCATGGTATGTGAAAGCAGACCCTTTTGATACATCCATTTCAGAGCATGCAGCCCAATGGGGTAAGATTGTTGTCAATGGTAAGCTAAATAGCAATTATGGTAGCTATTGGTTTGGCAAATACGGCGTTAGGCATATTGTCAAACTATTGCAAAAAGACCCCATGAGTCGTCGAGCAGTTATCCCTATGTTTGGCACTGATGTGGATCACATGGACGTGGAGGCTAAAGATGTCCCCTGTACGATTGCTATTGAGTTCCGCTTGCGCCGTGGTAAGCTCAATGCGAGAGTTATTATGCGTAGCCAAGATATTTTATGGGGAATGGCTAATGATATCCCAACTTTTTCGTTCCTACAAGAAATTGTGGCAGTCCTACTTAATGCAGAAATAGGCGCATTGACTATATCCGTTGGGTCTTTTCATGTTTATGAATCCCGTATGCAGATGTTTAATGAGATACTTAAAAAGCAACAACATATTCCTGTGGCTGATAAACCACCTAGAATTCAAAGATATGAAGCACATATGTTAATGGATAAGCATATTGATACAGCTCATCCATTCTCACGTTGGCTCTTGGATGTATAATTCACGTGTAGTACTTGACCATTGAAAGGAACGCAAATGCAACCACCTAAAATTCGTTGGACTTCCAGAGAACGTGAGCAAGTTATTGTACGGGCTATTGAGCTTTACAATAATGGGGCCAAGTTATCTATTGCTGTAAGTGATGCGCAATCGGTATTGGATGCTGATCGTCAGCGACCCGCAACTAGTGTTCGTTGCGATATGAAACTTGTCAAAGAAGTTAAAGCTCGTGCGCATGCAATTACCATTGCGCCTCAAAAGATCGATGCCCCAGAGCCCACTCCTGTGGTTCAAGATACCCCATCATTGGATGCCTTTGTGGCCCTACTGGCCAAGCAGTTTGCAAAGACTTTTAAAGAAGAAGTTAGGAATGCTGTCAAAGAACTTGAGCACGAGTTTAAAGTAGCCAAGCATAATCCAGAATACGAAAGTAGTCGTGATGACAAGCCGCGTGTTATTATCATAGGACTATTGGATGCACAAGCACACATGATTACTACTGAGTTTGGCAAGCAGTTTGATCTCTCGTGCATTGATACTAACCGGGCGCTTAATTATTTTCCGCCTCTTGCCGATGCGTACTTGCTAATGAAGAACTTCATTAATCATTCAGTTTATGACAAGTATAAGCCACTACCTAACCATGTTCTTATTGATGGTGGTATGACAGCATTAAGGACTTGGCTTAGTACGAAAGGAAAAGATCTATGAGTATTCCATTTGAGTATGTATATACGCCATCAACAACAGATGTCACCATTCGTTGGCGTGTAAAACATAAATGGCAGCCGCCATCTGAGCAAGAACATTATAAGAAAAAGTGGGCAGACTTTAGAGCACAATCTGCTCGAGGTATTGAGAGCTTAGAGCCACATGAAGATCCTTTAATGGATGTAACCAAAGATCATAAAGGGCGGGTATTGCAATGGAAGAACAAATAAAAAAAGAGTATCACGATTGGGTTTCTTTGTTAATTAGAACCAACAACAAAGATCTGCTGCGTGACCCTTTTACCGTTTGGGAAGAAGCATGGCATGTAGCCACTGTAATAGCAAACAAAAAAATCCCCACCGACGAATCGGCGGGGTAATCCTCAACTGCTAGGCGCGAGAGTTACCTAGCAGGAGGCGTTGCTAGCGGTGTTTGCTGCTGCGGAGGGGGGTTTTCATCTTGCATAGCTTTATACGCCTCATACATCAATGGCGGCGCTGAAATAGCTAAGCCTAAACCTTTTGCTACAGGGTGGGGAACAGCCATAAGCGCCCCACCTGTTGCTGACATACCATGCTCTATCATACCTGGGATATCTTGATTCTTATACGCCTCATACGCTTGCACGCCCTCATACCCTGTAGCGGCGCCACCTAAAAGACCAGTAAGAGGAATGTTCTTAACAAAGCGGCCCATCTTTTCAAACGTGCCCGGTGTTGTCATTTCTTCCAGCATTTTTGCGCGTTGCCCCGCACGATTTGCTGTAGTTTGCGACGTGCCTAATGTTTTATTTAACTTATCAAGCGCCAACTTATTCTCATTGGCAGCTTGTACAGTGGCATCGTATTTGGATTGTGCTTCTATAAACTTATTGTAAGCATTTTCTTGGGCAGCAGAAGTAAATTGTCCAGAGAATTCAGGCTTATTAGGCACAATCAATCCGGTGCGTGATGCTTTAAACTTAGCACCTTCGCCTGCTGCAGTTAACTCTTTTTGTATTTGATAATTACGAGCTGCTTCAGTTGTAGCATCACCACCTGGGCCCATGGAGCCAACAGTCTTTGCGCTCCACTTATCACCCGGTAGCAATCCGTCTGGTGCAGTTGTAGGCGCGCCATACCGCAATGCTTCAGCTTCAGCAGCACGTAAAGCTCGTTGTGCGTCATCTAAAGCTATATTCAAAGTTTCTTGGCGTGTCATTAAAGCGCGTATATCCATAGATACATCTTTGATTGCATCACGCTCCAACTGTGAAGTAATCTTAAGATCTTGAATACGCGCTTCTCGTGAAGGTAGTTTGGCAAACTTATCACGGTTAAGAGCAACACCAACGCCTGCACCACCTAGGGCTGCGCTTTCTTTACTTACAGGCGACGTGTAGCGCTTACTAGTATCAACTGTTGTACCCGGTGCTGGTGCCGGAGCAGATGGCCCAGGTCGAAATACCTCATTAAGATCTTCTAATCTTTTTTCGCTTGGCGCTGAAGGTATTTGTGGCAATGGGCCAGTATACTCTTCATGCCCTCTTTTACGAGGCGCAGGTGCAGGCGCATTTTTAGGCGCTGCTTTATCCGCAAAGAGTGGATCCAGATCTGCTAATGAGCCTGCCATAATTATCTACCTACAAAAGGGTTATGTTTGCTATACAACTCTTCATATAGTTTATTGTATTGCCCTATAACATTGTCATAGTCTTTTGAGCTAAAGAAGTCACTAAAGCCAGCACCTGGGCCATACTGCTTATTCCAAGCACCATATATTCTATTCAAGTCACCGCGCATTTTCATACCTACAAGACTCTCTTTGGCGTAGTACTTGATTGCATCAGCAGAGTCTTTAGCTGTAATCATAGGCGCTTGCAAGAGAGTTACGTCAGCATTAGATATCTGTGGGCCAAGTACCGACTTATTAACACGTGCGTTCTCAAAGAATTGCTTTGCAATAATATTACTAATACGTGCCAAAGCTTGTTGCTCATTAGGCGCTAACCTAACTTTAGATAAGAATTCTTGCACAGGCGCTGAGAAAGAGCCCCATGGAGTATTTACGCCTTTTTCTGCTGCAGCTGCAAGACCACTAAGTAATCCTTGCTTTTGCATGATGCCTAATACTTGTGGGTACTTATCGGCAAGGTCATGCAGCTCACGAAGATCTCTAACAGACGAGTTAACACGCTCAGGTGACCAAGATGTGATAGTGCCTACTTGCTCTTTGTACATCTCATCCATCATTCTTTGCCGTTCTTGCATGGCTTTAGCTCGAACTGCCAAAGGCACATTATTATCTGCGGCGGCTGTTTGCTCAGCTAATTGAGTTGGCCCCGGCGTTGCTGCCATAGGCTTTTCTATGATGGGCTCATTGCCAGTATCAATTTTAGGCCCTGGAGCATTAGGCACTTGTTGTATATCTAGCTTTCCACCTGGGACAGGAAGCACATTTGGCTCAGCCTGTACAGGCGGTTTTTGCTGTGGCACGTCAATGCCTAAGATTTTACGTGATGTAGGCGACAGCATCTTGGTGACATCATCACCATATTCAGCGCGTTGTTTTGCTAGGTCAACTTCTTTACCTGCAACATCAGTCAACAGTTTAGTATTGCTTGTCTCCATCTCAGCAGCATTCTTAAGCATAGTGCCTAATGTAGGGTCGCGTAAGGCCACTGCCATATAAGCCTGTGGAGTAATACGACTAAGCAAATCAGATGGGATGGCGCCTCTCTGAAGCATTTCTTGAGTTGCTGCTGGTGTAGTGCCAAAGATCTGTGAGATCATCGACAATGCTTCATTCTGACGTGAAATGTTATATTTTTGACCTGCCAACTGCGCTCTAAGTTGAGCAATAGGCAGCGCCATCTCTTGAGCTTTCTCAACGTCTTGCCCAATAGAAGTAGATGCTTTACCTAGGCCTTCCCAAAAACTGCCTGTTTTGCCGGGGTCAGCCATAGCACCGGCAACTTTCCACCAGTTAATAGGGCTTGCAGCACGAGACTCTAATGATTGCAATACTTTATTAACTGCAGTCATGTACTCAGTTTGAGCTTGTGGATCTTGCCCAATCGCAAAAGGTGCAGTAGGAAGTGCGCCAGTATTTGCCATAATCTATCCTTTAAACTATTGCAGTGCCTTCACCGCTTACGTCATATAACCATTGGTTGGGATCAAAGCCTCCGGTACTTACTGTAGGAAGGGGCGTGGTTGAACCAAGCGAAGAAAGATCAAAAGTTCCTGCGCTTGACCCACCAAATATTTTACCAATTGCAGAAGCAAGATTTTGCCCAGGTGTGTTACCGCCGGTTGAAGGCGTTGTATTAAACGCTGCCAACAAGCTACCCAACGTACTAATTTGCTGTAATGGTGATGCTGCGTATGCGCCAGGGATTGGGCCTTGGTACGTAGATTCAGTTGCAGTAGGTACATTATAGCCACGCAATAAACCTGCTTCAGCTGTGGCTGTTTGCAATGGGAATAATTGCTGTTGCTGTGCAATCTGTTGTTGCTGGCCACCTAAAGTAGCAAGAGCATTAATATTACCTAAGCCAAGAGCTTGATTGGCTGTTGCAAGATTGCCAAGTTGTTGACCTGCAGCTAATTGGTTCTGCACTTGATTTTGCGCAGCTTGCAAAGCTTGAGTATACCCTGCTTGTAAAGCTTGTTGCTGTTGCGCTTGAGTGGCCAAGTTTGCGCCACTAATAACTTGCCCTAGCGCACCAGCCCCACGACTAGAACCAAATTGGCCTGATCCAACAATTCCGGCTGTAGCTTGAGGGGATAGATTTCTAGCAATATTTTGTTGATTGATATTACCTAATGCATTAACAACATTTTGGGCATAAGGGGTCATCATTTGCTGAGATAAATCAGCAATATTGGTACCACCCGCAGCCTGCGTCAGATTTGTTGCAGCTTGTAAAGTAGGTTGATACGCACCTGCTGCACCGGCAACATCTTGAAATGCTTGTTGTTGTAAAGATGTAGGGCCTACAAATTGTGCTCCAGTAGCAGCAGTTGCGCCTGTCTTTGCAAGACCACTCAAATAGTCGTTGTACCAACTTGGCGTTGTAGTTTTAGACGCCTGTGTGGTAGTAATACTTGGTAGTGGCGTACCTTGTGATAGATCTGCCATGATTAACCTTTCAAATATTCAAGTGGTGACTTAGCTTTAGGTGGGATGTTCTTATGCGATGCTGATCGCTTATGCTTACGTATACTTTGACGCATTTTATCTAAAACTTGTGCACCCGCTTTATTGGACCCATTTCCAAGAGCAGCAACAGTATCGGCATCAAACACATATTCGCCATCAGCCAGCATTGCAGGTATACTATCTGATTGCCCATCGCCTCTACCCTCAACATAAAAGCCGGTTTTACCAGTAATAAACTCAGGGATATGCGCATCACCACCTTTGGCGTAATAGCGCTGATTTATTTTCTCTTGCCTGCGTAAGCCCATTTCATCCCAATCACCTGTTAAGGTGTCCATACTATCGGGTCTATACGGGTCATTTGCAATTCTATCACCAATATCTGTTCTAAGCGTGTTATTCTTAAAATCACCCGGCATATCTTCAATAGGCTGCTGCCATGGAGCCAATGGGCTTACAACATTATCTTGACCTGATGGATATTTGTTTGTGCCATACATATCATGCTTATGCAAATTATAAGCTTTTTGCAACAGACTTAATTCCAAAGGGCTAAGATCTTCAATTGCTTGTTGCGTTTCAACATTGCCACCGTCTTTATACCCCGTTGTGCCTGATGATAATTGTCTCAATCCTGCAGAACCAAGTGGGTCATATTGGCCTGCCGAACTACCGCCTGATAATAATGACCCAGCGCCACCCATTGTAGCATCTTGAGCAGGCAATGCGCCATAAGTATAATAACTGGATCCGGGCTGTTGCCCACCACTTTGGGGCGATTGCGTACTTGCGCCACCGGGCTGTTGTCGTGCTTTAGTTAACAATTGCGCTAGTAGACGTGGGTCTACAGAGCCTAATTCAGGCGATAACTGCTGCAATTGCGCAGGCTGTAATGGCGTATCAGGTCCAACTGGCGCGCCGGGTAAAACACTACCTTTTGCCTCAGTTGGTAATGCACCATACTTTGTACCACCACCTACGCCAGTAGTAGGAATGCCCCCAGTGGATGAGTCTAAAAGTCCAGTTGCTGGGTTAATGCCTCCGGGGCCTTGACCACCTGGGCCTTGGCCACCTGGGCCTGACAATAAGTTAAGAATACCTGCACCTTGCTTAGCCATTTGGTAAGCACTGTACATGTTCTTCAAATCTTGCAAGAACGCTGCATTCTTAATGGCTGGATTAATAGGGAACTCTTGATTTCCTATTTGGGCAGGACCCTCAGGGCCAATCTGATACCCAGGCGCTGTAGGGTCAGTAGGCAATGCGCCCGATAATTCTTGCGCAGCTTGTTGTTGTAAATCTTGTGCGGCAGTTTCTTCTGCAGCTTGTTCAGCAGCAGCTTCTTCTGCGGCTTTTTCAGCAGCTTGTTGCGCAGCAACTTCTTCTGTCGTCAAACCTGCAGTATCTAATGCGCCTCCTGCCAATGCTTCAGGGTCTAATGCGCCTAGATCTAAAGCACCTACGCCTAATTCTGTTGCGCCTAAATCACCAATTGCAGCGTCAACCGCGGCAGCGTCTGCGCCAAAGAAGCCACCTATATCGCCAAGAATACCCCCAATTGCTGGCGCCAACATAAGGAAAGGCGCCAAGTCTGCAAGAATCCCAGGGTCTTTATTGTAGCTAACAGTATTAAAGTAATTAACTGCAGGCTGACTAGTTTGGGGATTAGTAACTGCATCAAGATTGCCGCTACCATCAGCTTTGAACAAAATGGTTGCGTGTGGATCTGTTGACCCACGACCACCTGTACGATCAATGGCATTGGTTATTGAGTAATAGTCTTTACCCTTATCCTGTAGCGCATTATAGACAGCATTTTTATCCAACACATTTTGCTTACCACCCATACCAACAATTTCTTGATGATAAAATTGGGTTGGATCAATGCCAGCTTTCTTTGCGGCATTTATAAAATCTGTGTCAGTTACGCTTTTGCCACTTGGAGTTTGATATTGGAACCCACCCATCCCAGCAGGGCCTTTTGTAATACCAAAAATGGCAGCGCCATTTAAAACATTAACAGCATCTGACTTTGCATTCCAACCTGTGCCATAAATAGCATCACGGATGTTTGAATTATTAGCAGTTAAAACATTCCCATGCCTCTTTAATTCAGCGTCAATTGCAGATGCTTTTAATATTGGCAGCCCTGTATTAGGGTCAATATTTGGGAAAAATGAAGCATTGCCGCCTGTAAGTGCAAAATTTGCCATAATTATGCTCTCAATTTCCTATACTCATAATGCCAACTAACGCGGCTGCCCAATCTTGCCATGACTTAAAACCTCTAGCGTCAGGCACACCTGATTGCACAAAGTATCCAATGCCTTGCATACCGGCAGCCCAATCACGCCAATTAGCTTCAGGCACAGTGCCTAACTGATTGGAAGCAAATAGCTCAGCCATCAATGCGCACCATTGATCCCATGACATATTGCGTGGATCATACGTAATCATTATGGATTACCTGTACTACGTTCATCGCCAACATCGGCGCTTAATAATACACAACCTGTTTCGTAATTACCATTAAAAGTATTGCTAACAAACCGTAATCGCATTTCACGGCGTTGCTCACGCATATCTATTTTTAATGTATCTGGCTGGAATGTGTAAGGAGCTGATTCTTCATCAGTCCCATCTGCATAGCCTTTACCTGTCACAATCACACTCATCTCGCCTGATTGCACAAAGTCTGGCTCAATACGCTCTAATCGTATATATCTGTTATCCCCTACGGGTGCTCGCACACCAGGGCCACCATTAACCCAACCTAAGCTATTGGTTTCAAAATAGGATTCAACTGCATTCACATTAGTGAGATATACCTCATCAGTGCCAGTCTCATGCTGCCACAATGTGTATTTACCGCTTGTATCAACAGTATTACCTGCCCAAATAGGATATCTAAATACTTCTGAGAATAAGCCAGCTGAGCGTCGTGCCCCTAAAGCTTCTCCTGCGTCATACCATGTCTTATCACGAACATTTAAAATAATGGCGTCAGTGCACTCTGTTGCGTCGCCTTTTGGATAGAACCACCAGATTTCACCCCAACGTGGGACTTTAGTAGCCCATACTTTTTGACGTTGTGAATAATTTAAATTGTCATAAAAAAAGTTGATGTTAACATTATTCTCAATCTCTTGCACTACTCCATTGTAGGCTAAGAATCGATCAACACCACACCAATAATAGATACCATCATACTCAATAACTGATTGAGAAGATAATATAGATGTCTGCCCAGAAATAATGTCATATCGCCAATACAAAGTTGCAGTACCAACTGTTTGTGGGGCATACGTTACTCGAGTTAGTTGATCTAGCGACCAAAACAATCCGGCGGGTGAAGTAGTACCACCTCGCAATGCCATGCCTTTAACAATCTTTGTGGCTGACACATTATTACTATTGGAGTCTGCACTCACCCAATTGGTGAAGTCCCCTGCAGCGCAATTTTGAATTAGCCCATTATCGCCATATACAAAAAGATATGGGTATAACATAACAGCACCACCAGATACTGAAATGTTATTATCAAACTTAATGCTTACGCCTGAATGCACCGTCATGGAACCACCAGTTGTGGTAACCGTGGTTGTGCCGCTTGCAACGACAACATTACTAACAGTCACACCGGAAGGTATATAAGTTGTAGCTGAGACAGTTTGCCCAATACCAATTCTAAAATCTTCTGAACTAATAACAATAGTATTGGCTGCAGTAATATTACCTGTTAAAGTAAACGTACCTACAGCGCTTAAAGCACCACCGGGAAAAGTACCTGTTAATACGGGTGTGTTTATGTCATTGTCAATATGCAATAGATTTTGTCCGGGGTGCGCGACAATTTGCAATGCACCAGTACCATTGGAGTCGTAGCCTACATCAAACTGCCATAGATTTTGTGCACTGGCTGTAAAATTATTTACTGTTATATTGGTGGGGCCAGAACCTACTCCGTCATCATCATCCACCTGCCATGCTTGAACATAATTGGCAGATCCAGAATAGACGTAGTTAATACCATTCTGCGATTGCATAATCATGCCGCGGCTAATCTCATTGGCATTAAGAAAGATACCTCTATACCCACCTATCTTACGTGGACGGCCACGCTGAAAGCGTACCCATTTCCCATCTACATACATAGGGGAGTCAAACAGCGTACCATCCCGCTGGATACCAGCAGGTATAGTTAAGGATATAACCTTAGCTGTCAAAACGTACCTCCAGAAATACCATTGACTGAAGTAAAGCCCGTAGAATCAAAAAATCCTGCTAATGCATTAGCAATCACAAAACCTACAGTACCAGTAGATGGTAAATACATACCAGAGTTGGTATCACCTACAAACTTAAGTGATGGCACCGATAAGGAGCCATTGCCTAATGTAAGAGACGTAATTGAACTAGATGAGCCTGAGGCTGCGTTATACACATTAGTACCATCGCAAATAAGTACCAATGAGTTGCCTTGCGGTACAACCACAGTTGCGCCACCTACTGCAGACGTCTTAACTGTAAATGAGAATGACCCAGTTGCGTTATTGGTAAAGGTATATAACTGTACAGTGGAAGGCACAATCACAATTTGATTGCTGGTTAAGATACCAGAATACTCCTGAATTGTATTAGCGCCTTGGGCTGAAGTAAGAGTTAACGTACCCCCGGTAACATTTAACGCCAATTGCGTATAGGCAAATGCATTAGATCTACCATAGCCAAAGGTATTCCACCCAGTGCCATTGCTAACAATGACCAAAGACTCAGTTAATTGTAATTGCTGCGATGCGTTACCATTGATAGTATCTGTGCCTTGTGGTGTTAAGGTTAAGATACCCGAGCCATTATTGGCTACCATGCAAAACCAGTTATTACCTACACTAGCTGCTGAGGGCAAATAAAATGTACCCACACCACCCGCCCATACAGCAAACTCAGCTCTATCTATTGAAGATAAAGTTGTAGTAGAGTAGTACTTAATAACATTATAGGCTTGATTAAGTGTTGTACTTATAGGCGTTAAGCCATAACCAGCCAATGCTGATGCATTAGCAGCTGATGTGCCTGCGCCAAAAGTTACTGACACCCATGTACCTGCAGTTGTCGTATTATTGGTCAGATAGATATATTCTGAAATACCTGAGGGTATTGCAATAATAGTAGTGCCGTCACTCTTAACAACAGTAAAAGTATCAGCACCAATATTATTAATCAGTATTGATTGCCCTGTAGATACTTGTGTTGCATCAGGTAGATATAGATGTAAGCCATTTGCTGTGGCTGTAATATCAATGATATTTGCAACAACTAAATTATCATTGCCATTAATAGGCCATTGCAGAATAGTATCTGTGGCAATCGTAAGACTTTCGTATCCAACCTGAGAAGGTTGAATAGTTTGGCCTGTAAAAGGATTGACGTAGCTGGTCATGATTAACTTTCTTTAGCAATAGCTTGACGATCGGCAAGACGAATATCATCTTCACGTTTCAAGACAGCAAGTGCTTGGTTATACTTATCTTGAAAAATTTGACGTGAGTCATTTTTCAAAAAGGGCATCGCCTGAAGCAATGTGCCAAAGAGCATCAAATTCGGCGCATTTTGTGTAATCCAATTGGTTTGATTGGATGATGAAAGAGGCGCAATTCTTTCATAAAATAAGATCTCAACTGCAAATGTGCTACTAGGCGTCGGCGCAATAAGCCAATGCTCGTAGTCATAGTCCGCATAGTATTTAGGCGTATCAGTTGCTGTATCATCCGGCCAATACGCTTTTAGATATTCATACTTACGTAAAAAGATGGGTTGCTTTTTACCTGCAGCGTCGGTATAACTCATGGATACCGTTTTACGCCAGCGTGCAGGTTTTTGCAATACAGGATTGCCAGTTGTAAAGTTAGCTTCTACAACCTGCAATTGCCCTAATGTTTTAATCTCTTGTGCAATTTCAAATTCACAAAGAGTAATAAACGTGGGAATTTGATTGACGACCGCCTCGTCTTTACGTTCAAGATATTGTTTGACCGTCTCAATGAGAGAGTCGTAAGTGAGCACAAAGGAGGTGGTCATTGTAGATCCCTTGACTTATACTCTGTCATTATAATTCCAATTTACGCAAAGAATTGATATTTTGTGCTACTTCACTTTGGCTGCGTTATATTGTTTGTAACACTGGTTGAGGACTGCTCTGAGCTGATCGGCTTCGGCAGCGAGCCCTGCAAGAAATTCCGCATCCTGTCTGTAAAGCTGGCCTCCATTACAGGCGGTGGATCCAGAGCTGGAAGTACTGGGCACGGCACTGCCTTCGGCGGGGCGGGTTGGCCTGTCGCGCAAGCTGTTAACAAGAGCGGCATTACGAGCAGCAATATCACGAATCTCACGATCTTTCTCCTGTCTTAGCTTATCAGCATTTACTTGCATTTCTTGCTCACGTGCTCGAGCTTCATCTTGCGCTTTTGCATATGCTGCTAGTTGGTCTGCTTTCTCATGATCCCATTTTTGCTGGACTTCAGCTTCTCCTGCAGAATGACCTCGCCAATAGCCTGTGCCGAAAGCCATAGATGCCACCAGAACACCGCCAGCTACGACAATAATAGGATTCATTTGGTAGGAACCTTGGTGCCTTCCAGCTTCTTATGGACTTTAATAGTCTTACAGACCTGCTTGCCCTTCTCGTCGTGGCAAACCTTCTTCATCTCACCTTCTGCCCACGATAAGTTAACAGTGAACATCAGGATAGTTATCAATAGCATTTTCATATCAAATCTCCGGTTGTGGTGCAGGTGGTGGAGCAGCTTTACCGCCGTATCCAGTAATTACAGGGGCAGCACTTGATACAGACTCAATCTTTGGCTCTACACGAGCAACTACTGGTGTAGGCTTACAGGCTTCTTCACGTTCTTTAGCCGTGGTCAAGTTAGGAGGTATGAACTGATCTTTCCCTTTGACCGCGATTAAAGTTGCCAAAGCACCAAGTATATATTTAGACATGTCTGATAAAAGCAAGAAGAACTGCTTATCCGCTGGTGCCATACCGCTCATCGGCTGGGTTACAAACACTACCGAGTACATAGACAGACTAGCCATCATCATTAGAATTAAACAAAAGCAGATACCGATAGCAAACTTCAGCCAAGCGTTTAGTTGTTCTTCAGTCATTTGCTCACCTTCTCAGGTTTGGTTATATCGTCAGGACAGGTCTGTGTTGCTGTACAAATAGGCGGCTTGCACTCTGGAGTATCCCAGTTAGCCGGATTTTGGCAAGGATATCTAAATCTATCCTGACAGCCAGCCAGTAAACTAAGCGCCAAGAATATGTAGAGCTTCTGCATAATGTTTCTTCCTGTCTTCTAAGCCAATAGTTCCACCGTTAATACGCTTAGTCATTGTTTCAAAGTCACCTACATCTGCAAACCTGTTCAGGTTATTTGTCTCCCAGAACCAGCAAGCTGATTGGCAAGCACCTTCAAACGTCTGCATGTACTCAGCAGCTTCAGTCGGAGTAATCTCTAAACTGTCGGCAAACGCTTGGTAATTGGACTTACCTGTGAGTTGGATAAGACCTTTGCCAGAGTAACGGTAGCCATCACCAGAATCTTCGCTGCCATTGCCCATACGATTAGCGTAAATACGGTTAGCAATAGCTTCTTGTTTATTAGGTTTCGCACAATAGACCGCCGCCATCTCAGGAGTAAAGTATTTGCCAAAGAGCTTCAACAATGTGGCAGGCTTGTAGTTAAGGTTTTCTTTAAGTGCAGTAAACCCAGCAGACTCATGAGCACACTGAGCTAAGAAAGCAGCAATTCTTTGTGGTGTGTTGATGTCGTAATCAGGCAGAAGCTGTTTTAAAGCATCGTGCCAATGTTCGACGTATTTGTTTTTAGGCAGGAACTGCCGTAGCTGGCTTAAAGTTAATTCCATTATTCCCCCTGCATTTCCATCAATATCTTTGCGCGTAATTCACGCATCTTCCTTGTCTCTTCCATTGCCCTAACAGTAGCGTTGTTCATGTCCATGTAAGCTATTCCCATCACTGGTAAAACTAGGACTAACACAATACACAGTACCAGTACGGTAATGAGTAAGCTCCACGGAATGTTTGGCTCGTTCTTATCAGAATCATCACCCATAGAAACCACAATATTATGAACACGACCGCGAGAATTGATGTCATCTGTTCCGCGATTTTTCTTTTTATATTTGCCCGTCGCCACTCTGTTATCTGCCGCTTTAATAACTCTTGACGTTGAACTTCAGCCCGTTCTGCCTTCACCCTATCGCGCATTGCCTCAAATTCTGACCAGATAGCACCGAGCTGTGGAGGTGCCGAATATACGAGAGTTTCGCGTAATTCAGTTTCCAACCTCTGCATCTCTTTAACAGCCATGACCCTGTTAAATGCCTCTTGGTTTACAGACAGTTCAGGATCACGCGCTTTCTTGGTCTTTAACTCTTCTTCGTGAACATGCTTTTCAAGCTGCTCATGCGCTTTAAAAAAGTGCCCCAAATAACCGCTAATGTCAGCAACGACGTCCTTGGCTTGACCGTAAGCGTCCACCAGTTCCATGCCTTGAGCTTTGTACTCTTGATAAAGCTCACAGCCTTTTCGTATAGCTGCTGCAGCAGTTTTTGCAGCCGCAAGAATAGTGAGGGGATCAATTTTATAAACCCAAAAGTTTCTTTACGAATTCAGCAGCAACACCGGGGCCTAGCAAGACAAGGATCATCACCGCATAGATTAGATATTCAATCTTTTGCATGCGGTCTGACCCTTTGTCCAGACTATCCTTGATGTTGCCGTAACGCTCGGTGCATATAGCCTCATGCACAGCCAAGCGTGTGTCCGTATCCTCAGCCATTTGCGACCTCGGGTTGTGCAGTGTTAGCCGCTTGTATCTGCGGTATAGCCTGATCGTGAATAGCTTGGATAAGCTGGAATGAACGGGTGTAGGGAAGCTGACCCAATGCAGTCAGCAACTCATTAACCTCGTCAATCGTAAATTGTAAGTTGATCTGCATATTAGACAGACTGCGACGTTATGGCGTTTAAGTCTGTGCTAGGCGTTGCTAGAACTTCAGTCACAGGAGCAACAAACACATTGTTTACTTCGTCAAATGTATCGCCAATACCTGCGTATTTGCCACGGAAGTTACCGTTGTAGCTGGTTTGTTTCCATGTGCCACCTAGTACGCGCTCACAAAACGCAGCACCGATGTATTCTTTCTCTACGCCATAAGCGTCGGAGGTATCTTTGTTGTCTACTACGATTACACGTAGAACAACCTTGTTGCTATCTAATTCAGCAAAATGCGCCATTACTCTTCTCCTAAATGAAGTCCTGTCAGACTCTCGTCCGAACCAATGTAACCTTTAACAAAGGTGTTAAACGAAATGCTAATACGTGTTCCGTCGCCCTGCTTAGTCTGCACCATGTGCGTTAAATGCGATGGGAAAATAATTAAGTCTCCTGCACCAACATCAAACCACCAACTCTCACTATTCCAATGGTTCCAGTTTTCTGTTGGAATCTTGATGCGCTCGTAACCATCTTTGTAAAAATAAATTCTGTCTGTTTCTTTGTTCGCCTGCGGGTAAAACACGCCAGAGATAATGCTGTTGGGGTGAGCATGTTTATGATGATACTGACCCGGCTCTGTGTAGTTAGACCACGATTGCGTTATGTATGGTGTTACATCAAACTTAGGCGCATGCACTGACTTAAAATACTCCAGCATTGCGTCTTCAATAAACTCACGAATCTCTGTCAACTCAACAGACTTTAGTATCTTTCTGTTTTCGCTGGTGGTATTACCTTCGTTTGGATAACGCACCTGACCAATGATGAACTCCAACTCACGGGCGGTAAGATCACGACCGAGTTTGGAAAAACCTACCGCTGTTGGGAATAGGTTAGTTATGTTCATGCAACCGCCCTGTCGTATATCTCTTGCTGTCCACGTAATTGTTCTATCTGCTCTTGAGTCCAAATCGTATTGATGCTGTCCTCAAACGCTTTTATCTTCTCCATCGTTTCCATGACTTCTTCCATAGTCGGGCACGGGCGTGGGTCTTCCCAACGTGTGAACATGGTGTTGCTGATCTCCCACTTAGCGCCGGGGCGCAGTAAGTGCATAGCTGTGTCGATACCGTAGAGTTGATAAATTTTTGATTCCACGCCTTCTCCTTATGCGTTTAGTTTAAGAATAACAATACCTGAACCGCCAGCACGTCCAGCAAGACCGGGAGGGTCAGACCACATACCACCGCCACCGCCACCTGTATTAGTGCCGCCCGGCGTATTGTTTGGAGAGTTTAATGCTGGCGTACCTCTACCACCACCACCTAAACCGCCAACATTTGATGCGACAACTGTTCCACCTCCACCACCACCAGCGTAATAAACAGACGCCCCACTAATTGAAGTTGCAGTTCCATCTCCACCTTTTCCGGTAGTTGCTCCTCCTGCTCCTGCTGCCGAAGCCCCACCACCACCACCGCCAGAAGTTCCACCATTAGTACCTTGGGCTGGAGAAGTAGATGGAGTATTGCCAGTTCCGCCTGTTCCGTTATTATTAGAAGCGCCGCCACCAGAACCACCGGGGCCACCAGCATTAGTGGTTGTACCTCCGTTAGCTCCACCTCCGCCATAACCACCGCCGGTAGAAGTAATACTTGAGAAAACAGAGTCTGAACCTTTAGCTCCATTATTTGCACCGCCTGCAGCTCCGCCAGCACCGCCAGCTCCTACAGTAATTGTGTATGAAGTACCAGCAGTAACTGTTAACGCAGTACCTGTTCTAAAACCACCTGCACCACCACCGCCAGATGCGTCTCCATTTACACCGCCACCGCCACCACCTCCAGCAACAACCAGATAGTCAACAGACGTTACGCCCTGTGGCATGGTAAATGTAGTTGTGGATGTAAAACGTAGCGTATAACCAGCAGAATTAGGGGCTACGTATCTGATGATGACTATACCGCTGCCGCCTGCTCCGCTACCAGTTCCAGAAGCTGGGGAACCACCTTCTCCACCACCACCACCACCAGTATTTGCGGTGGCTGGAGTGCCAGCAGAACCAGAATTTCCACCCGCTCCTCCACCACCTGTACCTCCTGCTCCACCAGGATTAGCGTTTGCGCCACCGCCACCGCCACCAGCATAGGTTACAGAAGAACCAGATATAGATGAAGCTGTGCCATTACCACCAGCGCCGCCAACAGCAGGTTGTCCGTTTTGACCAGAAGCAGATGCGCCACCACCACCACCAGCAGCATAGTTAGGAGTGGCTCCTGCGCCTCCGCTATTTCCTTGGCTTGGTGATGTAGACGGTGTGTTACCTGCGCCTCCGGGTTGACCAACTTGAGGGCCATCAGTACAAGCACCACCGCCACCAGAACCACCGGAGCCGCCGCCTGTTCCTACGTTACCGCCATTTCCATAACCTCCACCAGTAGAAGTAATAGAACTAAAAATAGAATCTGATCCTTTAAAACCATTCCCGGTTGTTGACCTAGCGGCACCAGCGCCAACAGTTACAGCATATGTAGTGCCGGGGACAACAGCTAACGCTGTGCCAGTTAAAAATCCACCAGCCCCACCGCCACCACCACGAGTGCTTCCACCACCTGAACCACCACCAGCTACCACTAAATAATCCACTTGCGTAACACCAGCAGGTGCAGTCCACACATCACTAAATGTAAATATTTGAGATACGGTTGTGCCGATACCGGGCCACACGCCTGATTTGATAGCTTGCAGCGCCTGTTGCAGCGTCCAGATACCTGAAGCTTGCGTGGTTGATATTGTTACCGGATTCTTTGTGATGATCCGACCGGGATAATTACTCATCGTTCACCTTATGCATTCAATTTGAGGATGACAATACCAGAGCCGCCTGCTGCGCCAAGTGCGCCACCGGAATTACCAGAACCGCCACCACCACCTCCAGTATTAACTGAACCAGCAGTTGCAGTAGATGCAGCCCCAGCTCCACCACCACCAGAACCCCCTGCGCCTGCTGCCCCCGGCCCAAAACCACCGCCACCACCTGCATACGTTACAGACGAACCAGAAATTGTTGTAGCTGTTCCAGCACCACCCGCACCACCATTAGTCGATGGGTTAGCTGGGCTACCTCCTGCTGCGCTTGCACCTCCGCCACCACCAGAAGTGTTGTTGTTTGTTGAAACAGGGACATATTGACCACCGTTGTTTCCTTGGCTTGGTGAAGTTGATGGCGTATTACCAGCACCGCCTGTAGGAGAAGCAGCTCCTCCATTACCTGAACCGCCACCAGAACCGCCGCTTAATCCACT